ACTGGGGACACCCAGATGCTAATATACTAAATTCTGATCATTCAGAGATACCGCACGAACATAAATGCGCACACATAATTGCGTTAAACAATGGCAACTATGCAGCACAACCTAACAACAGATGTATATGGGACCTACCTTCGTTTACTGTGAAGGATAAAACTCCTGACTGGAAAGTGCAAACTTCAGAATGGAATGTAGAGGATACCGGAGCATGGAAAACAGAAGATACGGATAATTTTTTTTACGAAATTGAGGAAAAGAAAAAATAATATGGAGACTCATTATGGACTACAGATTTACAGCGATACTAATAATATTGTTATGTTTATTGGCTATTTTCGTTCGTCCGGCTCATCACACACCATTGAAACTAGATAAAAAAGACTATATACTTCCAAAACCAAAACCTAAAATAAATGAGTAAACCATTAAAAATATCAGAATCTGCAGCTGTGCAGATGCCAATGAAAACGGTAGCTTCGTTGCTCGTACTGGTTGGAATGGGCGTGCTCGGATACACAGAGCTGACCTCGAGGCTGGTATCGTTAGAGACTTCTCGTGAGTTGTTTACAAATGATTTGCTTAAAAAAAGTGAACAGGTCCCTGTGGATCAGGAGCAACATTTTTTATTGGAAGATTTATATAAGTCTGTAGAGAAGATGGAAGAGACTCAAGAGATGAATATGACTAACAAAGTTAATATAGAATTTTTAAGAGATCAATTAGAAAAAGCATTAAAAGATATTGAAGATTTAAAAGATAAGGTAAGAGCAAATGGCAACGGGGCGCATTAACAGAAAAGTGTTAGATCACATCGCACAAATAAACAAAGAGAATAAAGCTGCGAGTTTAGCAAAAGATTTAAAAAAAGAAGTAGAAACTGGCAAGCATGGTACACAAAAATATGTTATCAAGCAAGGTGAAAACAAAGGTAAAACAGTATGACAGAGTTAGTGGTAGCTTTACTTATGATTGTACAAGGAGAGATCAAGGAAGCGCGTATACAACCCTCAATGTCTGAGTGTTTAAAAGGTAAAAGGGTTGCAAAACGTGGAACAAAACCTGATGGACATGTTAAGTACCAGTGCATAAAATCTATGGCAGAATTAGAGTCAAATATTGATGGATCTTTATCAATAAAAAAGTTAATATTAGAGTAATGGTAAAAATACAGGCAGAAGTAGTTAATGGTGAGTGCCCAACATGTAGTGAGCTAACAATGTTAGTTGGACTTACATCAGAACTTTATAGATGTATGAACTGCGGTGCAGATTTACATCAACACATAAATGGTAAGATAACTTATCTACCTATTATGGCATCACGTAATGATGGTGGTACACATTTTGTAAAAGAATGGAAAGATGGCTAGACAAAGTTTTAAATTCTTTACACCTCGTGATAAACCTAAAAAGAGAGGTCCACGTCAACATAAAAAAAATCTCAACAAAAACGAGAAACGTCAAAAAAACACTAAACGTTACAAAGGCCAGGGTTGACAATTATCCCAAAATATCCTAGTTTGTAGTCATGAAAGAAAAAAAACTAACTATAATAAGTAAAGACATAACACAAAAACAGTGGTCTAATCTTGTATTAGAATTAAACCTAATACGTAAAGCATGGTCTTCTTATGCAACAATAGAGTTGCAAGGACCTGGTGTAAAAAAGATCATAGCCCACGGAACACGGAACTTTGACTCAAAAGAAGATTAATGGAACTGATAATTTTAGACGACGGACTCTATCGATTAATTCCTGTATCAAAGCAGATGATGGAACATATATCTTTATTGGAACCAGTAAAGTGCATGGACCTATGCGAGATACTTCGAGCAAAGTTAACCGGGTACGTAGACACACTAAACCTACACATCATGAATGATGGTAGTGGTAGTCTAATTGGTTGTATGTGTAGATAAAGTTTGAAAGCTCAAGGGCGTCCATATCTTGCCAATGGCATTTCCCTGTACGTTAGCGATCATGGGTAAAACCTAGCAACCTGGAGTTTGGCCGGCTGTAAGTACGTGCACGGAACGCAGTCGGTTTAATATGAATAGACCTATCCTAAAGAGGGAAAAATAAGGATAGGTTATTGTGGTGAGATGATGTTGCTATAACACATTTCGGCCACAATATCAAATAGTATTCTGTGCAGTGCAATGAAACTTAACAAACATGTTATATTGATTAACATCTGTTCGTCCTATCTCTGTCATTTTTTTTAATGATTCTTCGTAACCAAACATCAAGCAGTCATACTGTGTATTGAATTGATCAGGCCACTCGTAAGGTTCTAAACAAGTGCCCGCTACTTGTGAACAAATAATTAATAATAATGTAATTTTCATACTTGACAAATCTCCTGATAATCCTATATATTGCTCACAATTAAATGAAAGGAAGTCAAATGACTGATATAACTAAATATAGAAATGTTTCTTTAACACATGAAACATACAAGACATTGATAAGTTTGTCGAAGGTATTATTGCCCGATGCAACATTATCGATCAGCAAAACCATTGAATCAATTGCAAATGAGAAAGCGAAGAAACTAAATGGCAAAATTAAAAAAGATTAGGCATAAAATCATTTGTCCTAATTGTAAGGGCAACGGTTTTATTAAGATTGTAGACAATTATAAAGAGACTAACATACATCAATGTTGGGACTGTGAAAGTCAAGGAGAGTTTTATGTGGATGAGTCCGAAATTATTGAGTCTTATGTTGATGCTCATTATGCTGCAGATGATGATGTCAAGTTGCACTAGGGATATAACTCCCAACCCGTTAACGGTAATTAGAATGGTGGTGAAAAATGGCTCACAGTAAACATATAAAAGGCGATCGTGCTGAACTGATTGCTGCTGAATATTTTATTAATTTAGGATATTCTGTACACCGTAATATGTCACAACATGGTCCAGTTGATCTAGTGTTGATTGATGAGGATGGCATGGGAGACGTTATATTGATTGATGTAAAAGCTATAAGTTTACGAACTAAAAACGGTTACAAGGTTAATAGAGCACAGACTAAAAAACAAAAAGAACTTGATGTACAATTAATTTTTGTAGATCTAGATACTAAAGAAGTGTTAGATGTGATGCCAAGTAAACGAGATAAACAAGTTAAGAAAACGGATATGACTAACGTTGTACCCTTTGAAAGGAAAAATGTTTGATAAATATATATACAATGGTTTACATTTTATAATGAAGTATGCAGGTCAGCTTAATGCATGGGCCTGGCGTAAACATGTTAAGATACTTAGAGATAAACAAAACATTGAACGTGAACAATTATTAAGTAATCAAGAAAACGCACAATACTTAGAGGAGTTAAAAAGAAAGCTATGAAAAAGAAATTTCAATATGATGGTAAGTCTAGACCGAGTAATGATTTATATAAAAAAAATTTTGAAATAATATTTGGTAAAAAAATAGATAAAGATAAGGAAGAGTTAGAAGGATACTATCTTGATGGTAAAGGTATAAAAGTTTTAACTAAAAAGAAACCATGATGGATGATACGGACATTTTAGAATACCATAACATTGGTCGAAAGATTAAGAAAAGTAATAAATACAACTATATACGTGGTAAACAGCTCACGGACCCCGGATCAGGGACCAGGGTTTATGACATAGATAATTATAGACTTCCGAGTGTGACTACTATATTAGGTGCCACCGCAAACAAAGATTTTTTAAAGAAATGGCAGGCTAAAGTTGGAACAGAAAACGCAGAACGAATCAAAAACCATTCTAGTAATAGGGGGACATGTATGCACAAATTCTTGGAGCACTATATCCTCGGAACTGGGTGTGTGGATCTTACAAGCATCGGACAAGAGGCGCGTCCCATGGCCGACAAAATTATTGAGGTGGGTCTTGCGCCAGTGGAGGAATGGTATGGCTCTGAAGTCATGCTACACTACCCAGGTCTATACGCGGGCTCAACAGATTTGGTATGCCTGCATAATGGCAAAGAAACTATTGTTGACTTCAAACAAGCTAATCGTCCGAAAAAAGAAGAATGGATCGAAGACTATTACTTACAGATTGCCATGTACGCCATGGCCCACGACTACGTCTACGGCAGCAAGATCGAGCAAGGAGTTATCATGGTCTGCACGCCTGACTTATATTATCAAGAATTCAAAACAGAAGGTGCAAACCTTAGAGCCTGGAAGCACAAGGCATTAAAACGAATCGATATGTATAACGAGCTTATGCACGATGAGAAAGAAAGAACAACACCAATGAAAGCAGAGGATTTTAATGACAAAAAAAGGTAAATTAATCTATAAAATTAAGTGTTTAATATTAAAATGCAGGCAGAAAGCTAAATTTTTATTGGCTATAAAACTAAGAGATATATTAAAGGAGATAAAATGAACGATATGTTGTTTAGAACGCTTCTAAAGAGATATGAAGCAAACATAGAGGACGCATTGTACAAGATACAATCGTTTAATGAGAATAATATAATTATACCAGAACACATAGATATTACTGGTGAAGTTGACAAACTATTACAAATTATTGCAGAAGCTGAGGACAAAGTGGCAGTAATGAGGAAATATTATGTCCAAAATAAGGCAGATAAACAAGTAATATGACAATGTATATGTATGGGAAAAAAAATAAAAAAAAAAATAAAAACTAATCTAGAAATAATGTCATTCTGTCACTTTCGTCTAGAAGTGTTGGTATATATGACTTTAGGGTAGACACTCAGGTAGACACTTTATGATTAAAGTGACAGATTATTTTGTCTACCTAGGTCAATTCTAGGATTGCCTATGCGCGAGGCTTTTCATTTTCATTGTTTTTTTAAAACTTTTGCCATACATATACATTTATGAAATCCAAAAAGAAATCTAGAAGAATCAACAGCTACACTAAACCAAAGACTGTTAAACAACACGTGCCGTTTCCATTCAAGCGTGTGCGTATCGATTGGATTGATATCATCACTGAAGGCGGCTGGGGTACAGACAAAGAGTTTAAAGACATGAAACTAGCTACACCTGTAAGTGAAGGTTGGTTGTTTAGTAAGGATGAAGAGACTGTAAGAATATTTGCAGGTTATGACGTAGAGTCAGATGGTTCTATTCACTTTTCGGAGAGGTCTGTTTTTCCAACTTCTTGTGTGAAGAAGATAACTCGGATTCATTAGGTGTCACATTTAGAAGAGGTGCGTAGTCGTCTAAGATTTGTTTCATTTTTGCTTCTAATTCTTGTTCTGACATGTCTTCTAGTTTCCCAGTTTTTATTATTTTTCGGTCTATGTATAGTCCTGCCGCTTTTCCCCTACTTACTTCAGCGTTTACAGCTGATGAGAAAGATCCTTTTTTTAAAGCTGCTTGCTTAATTCTATCTAGCTCTGCTATGTGTTTGGAGTAGTTTACTTCATGCTTTTGTAATCGTTCGTCATGTAGTTTACCGATGTATTGTACCACAAGAGGTGACAGTCTTGGATTAGTTAACTCACTACCTTCAACACGTGATCTCTTGGGTGAGTATCCTGCCTGTTCTGCTGCTTCTGATTTAGATAGCGGTCCGTCAGGCCCACCAAATACTAATAGCTCGGCGAATCTTTTTTGCATTTCTGTTAATCTTTTTGGAACTCCCATATTGACTTTTTAAGGTAATCGTCCTATAAAGTCAAGGTATGAAAGATAAACGTACATATACACATTTGAAAGAACATGGAGAAGATATGAGTCACGAGAATGAAAGCAAAGTCGATCCTAAAGAAGACAGAGGTCCTGGAGATTTATCTTTATTGGTTGAGTTGCACAAAAAAGAAATATGGGATTGGAAACAAAAAGAATCAGAATGGGTCAAGACAGAAAACTTACTGTCAGGAACTAAAAAAATTATAGATGAGATGGGTGCTAAGATTATACAACAAGTGGCTGTCATAAAAGCATTAGAACATGATAATGAAGTTTACAAAAAAGAAATAGAGAAACTTCTTGCAGAAAAAAATAAATGAGAGTAAGAGATTTACAAGAATTCCTTTCTACTTTCACCGCTAGTAATAAGGCAGGCACGAGGCAAGGTAATGCTGTTAGTGATGCTGTACTCTACGTTGAAGTAAATGGTAAACTACATGAAATTAAAAAAATGGAAGTACAAGAGAACAGTCAAACTATATTTGGGTTAAACAAAAACCATCAATCGCACCGTCTTGTTTTAAAAACAGCGGAAGCATCTAATATAATTTTACCGGGAAATCTGCGTACACCGGGCGCATAATGCGAGGGGTAATTACCTCGATAATGACATGGGTCCAGAGGCAAAATTTTATCAACAAATCAAAAGAAATTTTAAGTCACTTTCACTTATCAGGATTGAAAATAGTAGCTTACTCGGTACTCCTGATCTATTGGTCTATAATACTTCTGGGCACTTTTGTACTTTAGAATTAAAAGTAACGAAGGGTAAAAAAATTAGGTTTAGTCCACATCAAATTGCCTTTCACACACGACACAATCAGAACACATTTATCATGGTAAAGACCCTTGGTCCTTTACCCCCTAATACTTCTCCAATATCCATGTTCCATGGATCGAGAATCAGGGAGCTTGCAGCTTGTGGCTTGACGCTTGAAGCTTGCTGCTTGGGGCTTGACGCTTGCCGCCTGAAGCTTGAACAGGTTGGTTCGAAAGCTTGACGCTTGAAGCTTGGAGCTGGCAATGTCCATCTCTCCAAGCTTGAGGCCCGGACCAGGATGCACGCGTTTTACACTCCGTCGAGTTTTTACCGCTAATGACCTGATCCGAATTGAACGCGCGATTGGCTGGCAAACTACCCTGAGCTCGCTCGCGCGTATTACATGATTGGCTAGTTACGCCTAGTAATTTTTTAATGTTCACCATAACAAATATTTTGAATTGACTTGTCCCAGCAGGCCCTGCAATCTTTGCATTTGTTGCCCTGCGTTGGAGCTGGACATGTCCGTTGTCCAGGCTTCGTTGTTACAGTTGATGTATGAGGCCAGCTGTCAATTGCTGCTTGGTCCACCATGGGTATGGAGAACCGAACAACAAGATTGTCAGGAGCTTCAACAATATAGTCCTTGGTCCATGCTTCACGGGTTGGCATCCAGTGCTTAACTGAAGGCGTCAACCTGCAGACCTCGTAAATACGTCTCAAGTGATCAAGATTCTGTACATCGCCTGAGTCATGCCATCTAAAGTACTTGACCTTTTTAGAATTAATTTGTGCAGCCATAGCCTC